TTTCAGCCGTTTGAGACACCAAGGCAGAACAACAATCAACAAGATTAGCGTCTTGAATTTGTTTAATCAATTCAGCGCTTGAATCAACCGTTGGCGGCAAAGTTTGCAATTCTTGATTGACCGAAAGCAAAGCAGCCTCATACGACGCAATTATTGACTCAGCGCTAAACGTAATGCCAGAATCGTCAATAACCGATGTGGCAACATTGTTAAGCGACAAGAAAAACAAATACCAAGCACGGTCAATATAGCCCGTGCGAGGATCAATCAACGGCACCCGTGGGGGCGTGATTGGCGTTGGCGTAGCGTTAGGGCTAGGCATTCGTTGGACTCAAAAGGAGTTCAGCGCCCATGATGTCAATTTTCACAGGATCAGTGCCTGATATTTCATAGACGCGATCCCGCAGCTTTAACGTCATCCCCAAACGCCGCCAAAACACGCGCTTGTAATATTCTCCAATTTTACCAATGGGTGACCAATGCTCATTTGACCAAGTGTGCCCGCCATCATCTGACCAGCGAAGCATAACTTGCGGGTCACTGCCTTGGCCAAGATTTAAGCCCACGCCAGATTCAATGTCCAGTTGCAAACTGTGCTGGGCGGTACGCTTAAGATTGTTTTGGCCAGTCGGCAGCGCGCGCCATGAACGTAGCCACTTCTGAATGCCGCCATTGTCAGAATAATCTTCTAAGTCAAATGCGTAAACATTACCGTTTTCAAAGTCGCCAACAAGTACTTTGTTGTTGAACGCCATTTGGCAATTGCCGCGATGACGAGTAAACGAGCCGTTGTTCCAACCCGCACGCTCATGCCAGGCTTGCGTTGCTACATCGTAAACCCAAGTGGTGTTAGCCGTAGGAAAAACCAATACATAAAAACTGTGGCCGTCTTGTTGGTATGTGTAACCAATTGCATCCGACATATTGTTGTATTGCTGAATCTGCCATTCAACAGCATGGGTTGAAATGCGTTGACCAGTGTAGCCATTGGCACGATAAACAATGCCTTGGCCACGGCGGTCACGGCCAAGCCAGAACAGGCCGTTGTCCATTTTGGCTATGGAGTAAGGCGCTGCGCACCCTAGCTCATTAAATGCGCCTTGGATGCGTTGTAGGGGGAAATCTGTAGCGCCAGAGTCAAACCAAACTTCAATTGAGTTTGTGCCAAACGCCCATATTTCGCGGAAATTGGACACAACGGCGAGCAGGCCATCAGGTGAACCTTCAGTGCTGGCAAAGTCAAGTGGGTCAATGGACGTGCCGTCTAGCAACTGTGTCACCCACAGTTTCTGGCTATTTGGTTCATTGAATACAAAATAACCATCTAAATAAGCCACAGTTACAGCGCCTGGAAAATCAGGATCGGTAATCTGACCAAACGCGCCTGTGGCGGCGTTATAGATGTAACTAGGGCCATTGCAAGCAATAAACAATTGCGTGCCATTATCAGTCATACTGACTGGCCCAACACCACTGACAGAACCAATTAGCGTGGCGGTGTAGCTGTTGTTGATTTTGTAAAGTTGAGTACCTGAAACAACAAAGCCAGTGCCATCGTCTGGAGAAAACGCCCACAAGCCTCGAATTGGGCCAGTGCCGACGGTATTGAGTAACTTTAAACCTGGCGCGCGGTTAAGAAACGCAGGCTCTTTACCACCCTCGGGGATAATCTCGGGAAACAAATTTACCATGCGATTGTCTGCCGCATTGACAGACCGCACTACATAAGACGATCCAAGAATCGGCGTTTTCATTAGTAGTTACCGGCATAGATGTTGAAACGCTGGCGGTTGGCCACCAATGCGTAAGGCAATGCCATCACGTCATCTGGGTTGTTGATACGCTTCAAGTCACGCTTAGAAGTCATGGCAATGCGCTGCACTTGCTGGCTTGGCTCAACGCCAAACTCGGGGGCAAACTCCATGGCCAAGTTGTATGTGAACGCACGCAGATAGCCTGGTGGGTAATACATTACGGTAGACAAATCAGCAGGACGCGTTAGTTCTTGAACCGAGACAAAGTGAAACTCCAAGTCCTGCGTAGGACGTGGGTAGAGATATATCTCAATGTTAGGAAACGTCATGTTGACCCACATCACTTGTGGATAAGTGGACGTTACGGTCTTAACAGCAATACCGTTGTACTGCTGTTGGTTAATCATTTTAATGCCATACGACACATTGTTGGCCGCCTTAAAGTAGGTAGCATCATCAAGCAAGATAGGGCGAAGGCCTATGAAGTCACCAGACGGGCCAAGCGTGCGGCTAATAAAACTTGCAGGCCATGTAAAGATTTGATCTTGCGTGGAAAACACAGCCAAACGCTCTGTGTTCCAACTATCAATCATTTGATTGAACGCCATCAAAGCGTCTTGGGAAACCGATGCAGAGGGCGTTTCACCTTCAGCAAGCACGCCAAGGAGCCGAAGCGCCCGATTGATTTGTTCGCCAGCGGTGTACGTTGTCATGCTTAAACCTCAGTTGTGGTTTTTCTACGGCGTTTAACTTCCAGCACGTTCACAGGAGCCGCTTCAAATTCAGAAGACGTGTCTGAATTATAGCGAGTCCAGCCATTTTTTTCATCAGCTTCCGCTTCAATATCCATAGTGGCTACTTTAGCGCCATGAACAGGATGTGTGAGATAAATGACGGCCATTATTCCTCCAAGGGCGTGGGTTCGGGTGCTTCAATGCGGGCAATTAACATCCGATATGCGGAGATCGTGGACTGAGCTTGAATTAGAAAAGTACGAGCCTTTTCTGCTTCTCGCTCAAGTTCCTCGATCTCGCAAACCAAGAATTCCTTGGTGATCTGCATATTAAGCTACAGCGCTTGCAACCAACAAGAAGTAGTCAGCGCCAGCAATACGGATTTTGATGCCACCGGCCAAAGTGCTTGAGCTAGTAGCCGCAGTAAACAAAGTAGCGGCAGGGCCAGACTCAATGTTCATCAACTTGGGGATTTCACCTGTGTTTGAACCGCTGTCAGACACACGAATAAACGATGCTGTAGCAGGCAAAGAAGCGTTAACTGTGTAGGCAGTGTCCAATTGGATAACAGCCAAAGTACCGCCAGGGGTTGCATCACTGCCACCCAAAGTAGCACGAATAGCGTTAGCCGCACCAGAAATAGTGGCCGCAGAACCGTCAACACTCAAAGAAATGTGAGCGCCGTTGATAGTACCAGCAGCAGCCGCGCCAGCGCCAGTCACTACGGAGAACGCACGGAGCGTTTCACCAGAGCCTGTGCTTGTGAAAGTCAACTTGTTGTAAGACAAGCGAGTATCACCACTGGTTGCGCTAGTTGTAGCGTAAGAACCGTTCAACACACCAGAAGATGTGAGAGCGATAGGATCGCCGGACGAGCCAACTTGTACTGAATCAAATTCAGGGTCAGCGAATGCAACGCCAACAGCTTTAGTATTTGCCATGATTAAATTCCTTTATCAATTCCAAAAGGGAAGAAAAATGCCCCGCCGAAGCGGGGCTTGATGCTTAAGAAATGCGGTAGCAAGTCCAAGAGCCTTCGCCAGTCTTACGGGCACGGAAGTGACCAGAAGTAGCGTTGTCAACTTGCATATTGCCTACAACCGACCAACCTGTGCCGACAGCCACCGTTACATCGTCAGACCCGCCGTCAATATTGACAACAAAGAAATCGAATGCAGCGTTAACTTTGACAGCATTAGGAATGCCTGCTTCTAAAAGTGCCACAGTGGGCAAAGTCATATTGCCAGCTGTGCCGTCAAAAGTAAACAAACCATTTGACAGTTGAGCAGCAGTAACGGTAGCCGCAGCTGTTAAAGCAGTTGGAGCCGCTTGAACAATCAGTTGAGCTTCAGAAGTGTTACCTGCGCCAATTTGGTAGCCACCAGCGCCATTAGGGAGAGCCATAATAATTTCCTTAAAAAGATGTTACGAACAAAGATGGGGGCCGAAGCCCCTATCAATTAGCCCCAGATGCGGCAACCCATTTGTGGGCGGATCGTGCTGAAGCCGTACAAAACGTCAATACGGCAAGGCATACGGTCATTGTTAATATCGTACTGACGCACGATACGCAAAGAAATACCGTTGTGAACTGCACGAGCAGCCATGTCAACACCTTGTGGCAACAGCAAGTCAGCAGTTGCAAAGGTGATGGCATCCTTGTGGTAAACCAAGTTCTGAGCGTACTGAGTAGATGCAGCACCCACAAACACAACTGCTTTAGCAGCGGTAGGGAAGCTGTCAACAGTAGCCAAAGCATTGGCGGCGGTGTAGATAGCAGCAACAGTCACAGTGATGTCAGTGCCAACGGCAGTGGCATCGGCCAAAGCTACGAACTGGAACAACGAACCAGTGGATTCACGGGTTTGTGGGTTCACAGCAAAGCAATCAGCAACAGTGAACACGTCGCCAGCTTTAACTGTCAGGCCAGAGCCAACGGTCAAAGCAATGCTGGTAGCGCCTTGAGTAGACACAGTAGTAGTCACAGAGTTACCAGTAGCAACACGTGAGCCAGTGGTGTGTTGCTTGATTGACTGAGACATGTTGATCTCATCAAATCCCAACACGCCAGTGCCCATCATGCCGTTCTTGAATTGCTTGCTGATAGTGTCTGTAGGATTGAACAGACCTTTCATGCCTTCAACCAAGCCAGCGTTAGCAGCAGGGTTCACAGTAGCGTAACGAGGAGACATCACGGCTGCGTTCTCGTTCAGCTTCTGCTGGGCTTGGAGCAAGACCAAAGAAGTAGAAGGAGTGGTGCCAGGAGTACCAACGGTGTTACCGATTGATTTGTACGCATTGGCCACGTCAGCATCAATAGAAGATGCCAACTGGCTGATACGAGGCTTCAACACACGCTCTGCGAAGTCATCCAATTGCATGGTCAATTCAGCAGATGTGAAGTTGACACCGATGTGCTTTTGGCTGGCAACGGTCAAAGTGGTGAACTGTTCGTTGTCGTCTTGAACTTGCAAGGCAGCACCGTCAGTTACCAAAGCGCGGTCGGGTAAACGGATACGCAGTGTGGAGCCAATTTTAGCGCCTTCAACTGCGAAAGAATCGTCATATTGACGGTTCACGTTACGGGTGATCACAAGGTTGTTTTCAAGGATCTCTAAAGCCTTCCTTGTGATCATGTCAATCGTCAGAATACTGTTACTCATGATAGTTTCCTATTTAAAAAAGTTCAAACATTTTGATGAGGACAAACGCCACCGTTCTTGTGTTTGCCAACTTGACAGTTCATACATAATACTTGATAACCATTTGGAAAGTTGTTCTTGCGAAGCCAGTTGTAGAAAGCAGAGCCGCCACCACTGTATTTGCCTGATTTTCTTTCTTCAGCACCATTATTATTTATATGGTCAATTGACAAAAACATTCGTTCTTTCTCGTTACAGCAACTACATATATAACCGCCATAGGCGCTATAAACTTCATCTCTGCACCGGTCTTGATTACGCTTGGTTTTTTCAGATTCAGCAGCCCGTAATGCAGCTACTTCTTCTGGCGTTCCATTTGCAATCTTCCGGTTACGGTGTTCACGTTTATGCTCACGGTCTTTTTCCCGATTTGCATTACGCCAATCCCGCATACGCTGATTGAACTTTTCCCGATTTCGTTCTCTATATCTAGCAGCAGCTTCCCTGTTACGTTGCCGTTTCAGTTCTTCAACTGTTAAATCTAAATTGTCACTCCTCATTTTTGTTCTCCTAATTTCAGGTAATCATCTTACCCGATTTTAGGAGAGTTAGCGGAGACGCTGTTGGGCTTCCCACTTTTTCATCTGTCTGGCACGTTCGGCTTCAATCCACTGCGAATCGGTCATGGTCTTGGTAGACCGTGGATCCGTGGTGTCATAGGCCGACACTCCAGCGGAGCGTGCTGTGACGGGTGAAATCGGCGGGGGAGCCGACGTTGTTTTCTTGACGGGAGGGTTAGAGTCCAATTTGGCCTCAATCTTCCCAATCTCTTTTGCCTGCAAAAATGGCGATAAACGA